CGCTACCCTCCCCCATAGGAAGGTTTCGAGATTATTAAAAATTTATATACAAGACCACGAATGATAAGAAAAACTTGTGACATCTCCCCCAAAATGTCTCAAAGTTTCTTGTTCAGTAATTCAATGTTTTTTTCCATGCTCGGTGTATTCCACAGGATATAAGCTGACAAAAGTGCTGGGCTCATCACAAAATTTTCAATCAGTTTTTTCTCAGTCGGATTCGCTAGATGTCTTTTTAAATACGCATCACGTTTCTGTTTCGTTGCGCCTTCCGTGTACGTTTGAGATACGTCAGACCCGAAATGAATTTCTTTTCCATTGTCTAGAACAGCCTTAAGCTTCTTACCGATTCGATCTGATTTAACGACTTTTAAAATCTTCATTTATATATCTTCAGAAGATTTTGTTTCATGATGCTGAACAGAAAGCTCATCAATTTTCTCTTCGTTTTCAATATCCCTTTCAATATGGATTCCACAGCAGTCTATGGTCTTACATTTAGATCGATAACAAAATCTAATAGACAAACCACAAACACCCACGAGAATGCCGGACAAAGTGAGCCAAAACGCATCATCAAAAGTAGAATACCATACGGTCATTTTATTTTATACTGATATTTTAAAAAATGCCAATAATTGACAACCCCACTTTATACAATAAGGTTAAAAGAAAAGCCAACAAGATTTATGAAAAACCATCTGCTTATAAGTCAGGATACATTGTAAAGGAATACAAACGACAAGGCGGATCATATCTAGAGGACGGAGCTCCTAGGAATTTAAAACGATGGTATGAGGAGAAGTGGATCGATGTAGGTAACAAAACATATCCAGTATTTAGACCAACTAAAAGAATAAACAAAATGACACCTTTAACAATTAACGAGATTTCAAAAACTAATTTGAAAAAGCAGATCGCATTGAAACAAAAAATAAAAGGAATAAAAAATTTGCCAGCATTTGAAAAATCATAGAGCCAACACGTAGGTATACACTACGCTATGAGTTGGAACAGTCTCACTCCCAGAATTTGCATTGATAACACCACCAGTATTGCCGAAATTGGAAGCCGTTGGTTTTACAACAGCCAAAGAAGCATATCCATTTACTGATGCAGATGAAGTTGATGTTGATAAAAATTGTCCACTTTGACCTGAATGGTTATGACCTTGCAAAGCATCGTTCTGAGCCGAGCCTACAGCTGCAGTCGAATAAGTCGAAGAACCTATTGTAATACCAGAACCGTAGGATCGAAGGAAGCATGCCTGAAAATTCGGTAAATTAAAAGTTGTTGATCCATCACCTACACCGTACAGAGTTCCATAACTTGCAAACAATGCCGAATAAGTTGTTCTAGAAACGGCAGCACCATTGGCAAGGAGATACGGTGAGCCGATGTTTCCTTTCGGGTGTTGCATGATCGAGCCAATTTGTTGCCTGTTACTAACCGTTGTTAAAGAAGAGCTTAAAGCAGTTAGCTGAGTTTGAATGTTACTTGTCAAACCTGACAAATAAGCGAAAACAGTTGTTGAAATACCGTTAAGACTTGTCAGGAACGTCAAAGTACTCGTTTCACAAGCATTTACGATAGATGTTTTGTTCGGAGTTCCAGTTACAAAGCTAATGTCTGTTGTCTTGGTTTGCAAAGTTCCTATGTTTGATGTATTGGTTGTACCCGTAGAAGCATTAGTCGTCAACTGGGTTTGAACATCACTACTGACAGTTGATAAATATCCGAGTTGAATATTCGTTATAGACGTCCCACTAAAAAGTTTCAAATCGCCATAAAGTCGAAGAGAAGATGGAATTGTTAATGTATTATTTATGGCCCCTGTTTCCAAATCAACGCCGTACATAATTGGTGTCCTTGTCGGATCTGTTCCACTGCCTACATATGTTCTATAATACAGCCCAAAGATAGAACCTCTCGAACCAACTCCAGCAGTATTGCTTTCACCGCCTTGAATTGTAAGACCTCTATTGTAAAACCCAGTGTCAAAGCTCATCTCATAGACATTGCTTCCTAGGGTTGATGCACCTCCATTGGCCCAACTTCGATGTCCTGTAAAAAACATTTCAGTTTGAGTTCCGTAAATGGTACCACTAGCATTATAAGCACCTGCAAGTTGTCCGTTAAAATTATTTCCATTCGTCCAGTAATTCGTTGTTGCTAATCCTCCTTTATTGTCAATTTGCGTTTGAGCGGAGCTAGTCAAACCTGAAATATATGCAAAAGTTGAAGAACTTACAGAATTCAAAGTCCCAGAAAAAGTTATATTGGTTGTAGCTGTCGTACCACTCGCAATTGTTAAAACGTTTGTTGACTGAGTACCCGTATCCTTTGAATACATGATCGGAATTCTCGTCCCAGCAGAAACATTGGTGCAAAAATACAATCCGAATAACCCTCTTGTTCCGTTTGTACCACCCTGTAAACTGAAGCCAGTTGAGCTAGAGCCATTATCCCATGACAATTCCATAACTGAATCACCTGTCGTTCCATTACTCCACTGTCTTAAAGTATTTCCGTTCTCGATTTGGATTGAAGGACTTGCACTGACAATATAAAATTGACTATTAAATTGGGCTGATCCATTATAAGTATTCGATCCTGTATAAGTATTGTTATTTCCAAGACCTATTTTCGCATTCAATTGGGTTTGAACATCACTAGTAACAGTTGATAAATATTGAATTTTCTGTAAATTTGCATTAGTCAAAGTTAATGCACCCGCATTTAGCAAAAGACTTCCATCCAACCTTAAGTTTGAAGAAAAAACCGGAACCGCCGAAAAAGTTTTTATACCGGAGAGCGTCTGGGCGGAAGCCAAATCACAAACACTTCCAACAATAGAAGCGAGTGGAATAGTATTTGAAGTAATTGAAGCACCGGACATGACTGGCGGGCTGCTGAACGTTTTTATTCCTGCTACTGTTTGAGCACCCGTAAGAACCATTGCTGTGCCCACAACCGAAGCAGCGGGTATAGTCCCAGAAGTGATTGAGGCACCAGATAAAACAGGAACAGCCGTAAACGTTTTAATAGCAGTTATCGTTTGAGCGGTGTTTAAATTGACCGCAGTTCCCACAACCGACGCAGCAGGAATAGTCCCAGAAGTGATTGAATCACCTGACATAACGGGTGGAGATGAGAAAGTTTTTATGCCTCCCACGGTTTGGGCTGTAGTTTTATCCACTACGTTTGTTAAGGTGGTATTTATAGTATTAATTGAATTAGTATTAGCGATGACAGCGGGAATTAGATCAGGATGATTTCCAGAGGCATCTTCATATTGTATAGTTCCACCGGGATTTATAAACAAATTGTTAACGGTGGTAAAATCGTAGATTGAATCCCACCCCAGAGTGCCAATTTTTCCGTTTATAGTCGATATGGAGGAAGTATTAGAAGCAATGCTAGAATTTGCGCTTGTTATGCTTGAATTGATCGAATTTATATTTGAGTCATTACCGTTTACATAAGCGACCACGTCTATGTTGCTGCTAGTTGTCGGGTTATAGATATACATCGCACTACCAAAATAAACATTTCCGAAATTGACAAAACCTGTAGTATCATTAAACGAAATAGTGTTCAAAGGTGTCATGATGCTGCCGTTTCTTATAATCAAATTGCCTGAAAGATCCAAGAAGTCTTTCATATATGTTTTTAGTGTTCTGTTTGCCGAAGCATCACTAATCCAAGTAGGAAATGATGACATTTATTATATCAAAAGATTTAAATCTAGAATTGCTGAACGACTTGGCCTATCATTGAAACAATACCTGTTGCGTTAGTTATTGACCCAACGACAACAAGATTTCCATAAACTGTTGTTGCGGATAAAAGATTACCTATGCTTACCAATGGAGCACTTAAAGTTATTGATGTATTTGCATTAACGTTATGGGTGCTGTTGTAAGAGTCCGAGGAATATCGTAAAGCATTTGTTCCATGCGTGTAATTTGCTAAAACCGAAACAGGTTCATTGAAAGCCGCCTTGGTGTTAAATGTCGTATTATACAAAACATAAGCACCAGCCTCACCACCGAAGTAAATGTTGTCTAAATTTCTTGGGACAATGTTTTTTATCACCAGTTTCTTTGTGGCTGATTGGGTTATATCAGCATTGATAGTTGAAGTTGCGTTTACAGTGAGAGCCGCAGCAGAACTGGTTCCGATTTGAATATTCGTTGAATTGAGATTACTGTTAGTTCCACTCGTTGTAAAATCACGAATGCATGAAACAGATCCGTTAAAGGTGTTGCCACTATTGTTGTTTTGCACGATGCCTCCGTCGCATGAAAGCCCGAATCCGTTGGAAATTGATAACCCGTTTCTGTGTTCGCATGTTCCTATTATTACTATTGGACTGTTTACATCCTGTGTGAAGCCGCTGTTAAGGGTCGAGAGGCGAAAAACGTTTGTAGAACATGTTGACCCAATTGTTGTGATGCTCGTTGTATTATTATATGAAATTTGAGTTGTCTTCTGCTGTAATGTTCCTATTGCGTCGCTGTTATTTCCGATTAAAACCCCTTGTGCCGTTATTTGTCCTTGTAAAGTTGGAATAGATACGGTTGTAATACCAGCAACGCCGGCTGAAGCAGTTGTTGCGAGAGCTAAACCAGATGCAGCAGTTGCGGTTGCAGCAGTTATCTGAGTCTGAGCATCACTAGTAAGAGTTTTTGAGTAGGTGATAGAAGTGGAAAAATCAGTTGTATTGAACCCGTTTAATGATGTACCAAAGGTAAGAATAGAAGTGTTTAAAGTATTGCTAAAAGTCGATGTATTTGATGAATAAGATAAATACTGAGTTTTATTTTGGAGTGCTGTTAATTGCGTCTGTCCATCACTAGTAAGATTTTTTCCATATGTAATCGCATTAGAAAAATCAGAACTACTAAAACCATTTATTGAACTAAATGTAAATGTATTACTGTTAAGAGTTTGAGAAAATGTTGACTGGCTACTTGTTGCTGTTAAATTACGAGTTGCATCTTTCAAAGCTTGAATGTCATTTGAATTTGAAGTCAACTGAGTCTGCGCATTGGCGGAAAGCGTAGAGATGTATCCAAAAGTCGTTGATGAAACCCCGTTCAAAGTATTTGAAAAACTGACTACAGAACATTGTAATTTATCAGCTATGGAGGTAATGTTTGTACTACCTGCAACGTAAGAAATGGCGGTAGTTTTTGTTTGCAACGCAGTTAGAGCCGCTGCAATATCACTGCTTACATTGCTGAGGTACTGGATCTTTTGTAAATTGCTGTTTGTTAATGTCAAATTTCCCGAATTCAAAATAAGTCCTAGATCTAATCTAATATTGTTTTGGAAGACCTGTTGAAGTGTATATGTCTTAGATGATGAAACCGTTTGAGTTGTTGCTAAAGTCATGAAGTCGCTGTTATTGATACTGGATGAAGATATGGAAGCTGTAGGAAAAGCCAACCCCCCTGTAAAAGTTGTAATACCTGTAGTAGAATCGTAAGTTATTGTTGGATAAGATCCTCCACCACCACCAGTCCCAGCTGCAATAATTGCTCCAATATTATAGGTTTGCCCTCCATAATCTAAAAAAAGTAACTCAAATATATGAACTGACTGGTAAAAATTGGTAAAATTATAAGTGTCATCGAAAACTATTTGCTGAGTACCGTGATAAATATTCCCACCGCAATATATGCTCCCGCCGGTTGCAATAGTACCCTTTACGGTTTCTGAATTTGTTACAATGGTTCCTTTAGTGATAATAGTACCGGCGTCATCCGTTAAAACTTTAACTCCAGAAATTGATTTGTACATTATTTTTTTATTTACTTATTATAAACATGGCAAATTTTCTTAAATCTCCACTTGAAAGTGCAACTTATTCACTAGTTCTGTCTTCCGCATCTAAAGTAAGCGGCAACAACAATGCAGCGGTTTTCACAATTTTATGGGAAGATTTTTTACCACCGAAATACAATATGTATAAAGTCGCTTTTAATTTTCAAACTGTAGGAGGAAACTATAAAGACGGTAGCTACATTGGCCAGTCGACTATTTTTTCATCAGCTATAATAAAAATTAATTTCGGCGGCAGATCATTTTCTTTTGATAGTTCAAATCTTTGTCCATCTACATCATTAGGAGTAATTCAACGAGATCTTCAAACGTCAACAAGTGCGAGTAACACGCTAAGTTGTTATTACCTTTTCAATGCTCCTAGAACTATTTCTAAGCCCACGACTAATCAAATAACTGTTAATATAATAAATCAGTCAACAGGTACACCATTGGTTGACAGTAATACTGCGGGTACAAGTTTATTAACAGACATGACCAATTGGACAATGTTTCTTGAATTCATCCCAATTGCAGATGATATCGTTAAAACCCAGCCAATGGATTAATTCGCATGCCGATGTCTTTCCAAATGAGACTTATGGTTAAATAAGTTTTGTCCATCTTTAACAGGCATATAATTATGCTGATACTCATCAGCTGCCAAAGACTCTAGCTTCCCTGCGCTGGATGTCATTTTACTTCCTAAAGAATGCGGATAGGAAGACATTGTTTTATTGGCTAATTTTGCGGATTGATTAGTTGCTTTTCGGGAGAACATTGTTTTAATACATTAAGAGATTTTATTTTTTTGGTAGTAGGACTTTCTTTGTTCTTTTACTCGATCTTTATTATCAATCAACCACTGTTTTCGATCTCTCATAGGACAATGCGTGTTTAAAGTTGCATTATATTTATTGCAGAATTCTAATTCTTTTTTTCTAGCATCTTTTTCTGTTTTGCAAGTAATAACCTCTAAAGCTTTCATCTGCCAATTTTCCCATCCTCCATTTTCTCTAATGAATTTGTAAACCTTGAAATTGTATTTGAAACTTTTTGGATTGTTACAATCCCCCGTGTGGTGCCAAAGCCGTTCTTTAAAGTTTTTTGTTTGGCCGATGTAGCATTCGGTAATTTTAGGATCCTTACAGGCTAGTCTATAAATTGTTTTTTGCATCTTATACTTTGCAGCTATAAAAAAAGTTTTTAAAATCGTACGCTCATGATACCGTTTTCGATCACTAGGATTTGATCATAACCCGCAAAAAAGTCTAGTGTATATGAAGCAGAGCCAATGGCATTATTGATTTGAGCCTCGAAGAAAACCTGCTGAGAAAGAGTATTATAACCAGATAGAAGAACGTCCGAACGAAGAGCAAATGACTCGAGTTCCTGACCAATAAGGAAACCATTAAGATAAGCCGAATTAGCTACACTTGCAGCATTTACACCGGTTGTTAAAGCTGTAACCGCTGCAGAAGATGATGTAGAAGTTAAAGTTGTACCAGCGTCCGAAACATTGTAAACACCTGCAGGTAGTACAGAGGCATTGACAGGGGAAGAAACGCTATGAAAAGCCTTCTGAAGCTCCATAAAAGCTTCGGCATATGCACCAGTGCTGCTATTGTTCTCAAGAGTAACATATTTAGCAGGTAACAAAGAAGAACCAACCCGCCACCAGTATTGAGCAAAATTAGGATTAATTCGTGAAGATAACGAATAAGATTGAAGATTAGTAATCTCTGTACTTCTTCTTGGTGCAACAAATAATGTCTTTAAACTTCCAAATCTTGCTGGAACAAGGTAGCTAACTCCTCCAGAAGTGGCTGCAGCGAGAGAAGAAGTATAATGTCTCCAAGAAGTACCGTGGATATAAATAGGATGTTCAGGTGAAAGATATTGGTTCACCATAGATTCGCCTTCATCAGACAATTCGACTATGGCCAGTTCAAGTTGAAAATCTACAATAGTCCAACCTGAAGTATATGCGGACCTTACATAAGCAACAGCAATATCATTCTGCTCAAAAGTAAACTCAAGTCTAATGTCATCAGACAATTTTCCAAGTGGTAGAAATTTTTCTGCACCGAGACCAATAGTTCCAGATAAAATAGGCATACAGAAGGTTTTCTGCTGTTTTACTGCTGCTGTTGAAACTGCTGTTCCAAGAGAGTTCCAAGCAGTGCCGTATAAAATTTCGCCTTGACGAGAAATATCATTTGTTGAAACACCTGTAAACGTTTGAGCACTAACCCCTGAATATGATGCCGTACCGTAAGCAGTTGATAATCCGAGTTTTTGAGAAGATGAAATATTAGTATCCATATAGATATCCATCAACTGATTATAGCTCTGTACACTTTCGATCAAATTAGATGCATGAAAAATATCAAGACGATTGATAACGCAAGCGGCATTATTATCAAGAAAAAATGCAGCAGAAGAACCTGCTGTTGATGTAGTAGTGTCATTGTTTTTGACAGTGAAACGAATATAGCTCTGAGTGGTATCGAGATAAGTATTTTTTCTACCACCGGGAACGTAAATAATGCAAGTATCAGCTGGTGAAAAAGTGCTTTTATTCGTTGGTGCAATAGACGCTCTATAGCTACGTGAACGAACAGCTGACGGTTTCAAATTGTATTGACAATCGCTAGAGATCCCCATGACGTTCGGAACAAGGGTAGAAGAATCAGTCATTTTGTTTTTAGTTTTTATTTTCCCTGAGATAAAAAATTATTCAAATCGTGGATATGGATTCGATAAAATAGAATAAAAATTCCGTGTTTTTTTCTCTATATGTTTCAGTAAAACAAATTCAATTGTTAGATTGAAATTTTGATTATTCAATTGCAAATAATTTCCTAAATCATCCCGTAGTACGATTTGTAGTTTGTCAATAGTTTCATCTTTTACGGTAAAATCAAATTGACCGATTTTCTGGTAAAATATTACACTCATCGGAGGACAGTTAACCGGGATCGAGCATGCTATGTTGGATTTTGAAAAGTTGCTAAACTCTTGGAGGTTATTTTTTTGCAAAACAAAATTTTTACTTTGATAAGGTATGTTGTAAGTCTTCAAATTTTCGATATGAATATTTATGTTCTGAATACCGCCAAAGTTTACAGGGTATGGGAAATTTAAAGTATAAGGAGTTTTCGGCAAACCGGTTGTCCCGTCAATTATTACATTTCCGGAAGAGTCTAAAACTGGGGTTGACGTATAAACTTGAGTGTTATCAAAACCCATGACATCGCCAATTGTGTAAAAAACACTACTTGGAAAAACATCGTTAAAAAACTGGTTAAATATTCTATTCTGTGACACGTAGAAATAATAGCGATCATTTGCTAAAGAAAACCTTCCAGTGATTTCGTTGTAATCTAAACTGAAAATTCCTAAAGAAGGTCCATTATTATAAGGGTAGCGATCGGATAAAATATTAAAAGAATTCACAAGAGCCGTTGAAAAAGTGTAAGGGTTATAGTTACCATTTGCGACAGTAACATAAAAAGCTTCAAACCCATTAGCCACGGGTGCTTGATAAGATGGAAAATTTACTAAAGGTGTTCCCGCAATGTTAAATGATATTCCGATTGTATTATTAGTATTATTTATTACATATTGACTATTAGGACAAGTAAAACTTAACACAGATGCTTTGAGGTTTAATGTATTTACTGGCTGTATGATTGGAGTCTGTAAATTGAATGTTAGATTACTGTTGTCCGCTAGATTGGTGCTATTGTTTATAGTACAATTTCTAGAATCCAAAACAACAATAAAGCTGTCATCTACTTGAATAAAATTCTCGAAATCCTCAATCATTTGCTTTATTTACCTAGGCATTTTCTTTTTTCCGTGATTCCAAATTCTTTTTATATTCTTCATTTACTGGTAAACTAAAAAAATCTTCTTGAGTGTTTGAAGCTATAAAAGTTTCTTCGCACAATGAATCTAAAATTTTTGGATCTGTCGTAGAAGGGAGAAACTTGTTAATATCGATCAACTGAGTAAATTTTTTTTCATTGTCCATTTTATTTTCTTTTTACTAAACAAAGAAAAAAATGCCCCCGAAATCCAAAATTCCTAAAATCGAAGTTGTAACGGAACATGTAGGAGATTTTTTTAGCGATGACGAAGGTGATGACGGAACTGCTCCTCAGGCATTAGAAAAACCCAAGCGTGCAAGGTCAGAAGCTCAGATCAAGTCATTTGAAAAGGCTAAGGAAACTAAACGCCTAAATTTCTTAAAGCGAAAGGGTCTAGAAGACAAAAAAGAAGAGGAGATCCAAAAACTTGTCATGCTGAAACAAGAGAAGAAGGAAAAAAAGCAGAAAAAACTTAAGGAATTGGAGGTTTTCGCAGAACCGGAAGTTGAGAGCGACGAGGAAGAACAACAAGTTATAATTAAAAAGAAGGTGAAAAAGCAGACAAAGGCGAAAGTAATTTATGTTGACAGTGACGATGAAGAGGTTGAGAAACCAATCGATAAAAACATCATCATCATTAATAAGATGCATCCCAATCTCACTCATTCTAAACCCAAACTTGTCAAGGAAAAACCCAGCTTTGTATTTCTATAATTCTGGATGTAACCCGACATTTCTATCAGGTCTGGGTGGAACTTGATTCAAATTTATTTTTTCGTTTAAATGTTTAGTGTAAGCATTTTGTCCCTTTAATGAAGCTCTTTCGGCCATTGGTTTCATTTGAAAAGCCTCTTCATCATTTTGTTTTTGTATTAATACATTTTCGGGATTATCAAACATTGCATGAAATGGTTGATTCGTTTGCTGATTTGGTGTTTCGAAAAATTGTTCTGTCTGAGTTTCCATGATTGTCTTTTTCTTATTTTTACTTCCAACTGGTCTTCCTCTTTTACGTCTTTTAGCGTCTTCTATGGCCAACATTTGCTGTTGAGGAGGAACACCTTCAATAGCGGCTTGAATCTCTGATGGTGTTAATTCATTGTCTAAAATTTCAACAGTTGCAGTCTGTTCTGGTGTCGGGTGGTTGAAACTTGTAGAATCATTTGGATTTTGATATGAAGATGGAATTACTGAAGTTCCCAAAGACGTTTTAAAATTTTTTAATTCGTTTATTAATCCATTGTTCTGCTTTGATTGTGTCGTTAGAATTCTTTTTAAAATATTAGCATCTTCATCTTTAGGAATTATAAATCCACCTCCGCTTCCTCTGCTATATCCTTGTCCGTTCCTCATCATTATGGCTTGATTATTATATTCCATGTTGTTAAGATTTTCCAATGCCTTTTCCTCATCTACTGGTTTAGTTTTTTTAGCTATTCTTCCACTATTATCTATTTTGATATTGATCTCATTTCTCAATTTTACAGGCGAATGATCTCTCATTTTTGGAACTTTCATCTTTACTCTTTCTCCGGGAAAATAATTTCATCAAAGTTCTTATACATCTTTTGTGACTCGACATTAAGGAATAAATATTGATGAGGGACATCGTATGTAAAACGCATAACGTCCATCGCTAGATCTTTCTTCGTTTCAAACAGTTCATCAAATAAATTCTGAAATTCAACCTTACTCGGCTTAAACATTATCAGATTCGTGAAAATCTTCCGTATCTCTTTTGGCACTGAAAGAAATGACTGAAGAAGCACAAAGACGTGAACTTTAAGATGTCTGCGGTTGTAAATAATTTTTCTAAACATCTTCTGTATCTCAATATTTTTCAATGAAGAACCTACATCGTCGAGGATTAAAAAGGTTGTTTCACCTTCTTCAGATGATTTTTTTAGTCTTTCGTATATGTTACCAATTGTATCAAAATCTAAATCCTCGAACATCTTTTCTGCGTCATGTTTTTCAAATGGATTCTTTTTTATAGAATTGCGGGATGATGTTGGCATGACTAGTAAAACATGATCAAACACTTTTCTGAAAATTTTCTCCTTACCTTTACCGGTTAAGAATGAAATCAATAGAGAAGTTTTACCGCTTCCCGGGCGACCAATAAGTCCAGTAAAACCGAAGCAGTTAAGATGCTGTAACATTTCATATTTCGTCAAATGCTCTCCAAGCGGATTATTGTCGCAACTGAATTCAGGAATTTTAAGCTCTAATTTTTTATTCTTCTTTAATTCTAAAACGCTCATTAATGTCTTTAACATTGGCCAACATTTTAAAAAAATCATATTCGACAAATGCAGAAGCAAAAAAAGAACTGTTAAAGTATGGCTACGTTTTAGATCAGACATTATCAAATGATAACCAAAAGGTTTTTTTCAACCCGAAAACAAAGAAATTACTTGTTGCAGTTGCTGGAACGCATAATCTTCAAGACGTTGGAACTGATCTTTATCTTGCAGCAGGTAAGCTCAAAGAAACAAATCGATACAAGGAAGCGAAAAAAGTTTTAGAAACTGCCCGTAAGCGTTACCCGTCTGCTAGTGAAAATGTTGACATAGTGGGCCATTCACTTGGTGGCGGTATCAGTTCAAGAATTGCTAAAAATAAAGACAACGTTATTACATATGGAAAAGGTTCGACTATTGGTGAGAAAATGAGAGACAATGAGAAGAGTTATCGTGTTAAAGGCGACGCATTTAGCGCCTTTGCACCCGGGGTGGAAACGATACCAAAAACGGTAAATACAAGAAGTTATTTTCAAGGGGTGCAATCTGTTTTAGATAGTCATGACTTGAGGAATCTAGACAAACAGCCGATTTTCATTCCGCAAACAAAGGAACGGCCACAATTGATTTATGATCCCAATGCAGGTGATTCGGTTGAATTTCAAAATTATGGTCTGGATGATTAAATAAATGTTGTGTGAATTCTGCAATAAGGCCTTAAGACGCTGCAAGCGTGTTGATTTTCCTAACCGCACAATTCATTTCGCATGTATTCAGAAACTCAGAAAAATAAAGTGGGAAAGGGATTTAGAAGAACTTCGGTTATACCTAGAAAGTAAAAATATTTCTATAGTATAACTTAAGAAAATGACTGACGGCTACCGAAAAAAAAAGATATCAATTTATAAGTGGAGGGCTAACAACCGTGATGCATTTGTTAAATACACAAATGAATACAACAGCAAACATCGTGAGGAAATTAATCGGAAGACTTTGTTGAACTACCACTATAAAAAGCAGTGTAGAATCTTTAGGGAAATATTGATCGATGAAATTGTTTAGGAACTTTTTCAGAAATTCGGTTTAAAGAGAAATTTATTTTCTAAGTATACCAAAAACAAGAAAACAAAATGCCAAGAACTTCAGCCTTTGAACAATCTCAACAAAAAGCCTTCAAACAACTCAAAGCCATTGACAACGCCAACCTCATTAATGGTAACACTTATCGATCATTGTATTCCAAAATTTTTAGCGCAAGCAAGGGAAAACGTGGAGACAAAGCTATAACAGAGGTTGTGAATCAACTCACACTTATTCCAACACTGAGCAAAATTTCTAACCCGACTATTTCTACAAAGGAAACACCAGCAGTCAAGATAACCAAAGCAACAGTCACCCAACAATTGAAAAACATCAAAGAAGGCAAACCAATCAAAGCGCAAAAACCTAGAGAACCTAGAAAACCACGATCAACCTCAAGGAAACTTTATGAATTCGTTGTTACTGTCAGAAGTACAACTGTTATCCCTAAGTATGATAATTGGATGAGTAGAGCTTATTTTTATTCTGTAGTTAAAACGCAATTCCCAACAGCTATGTTTAGTGATGAAAAAATTTCGACAGAAGATGGCGAAGGTAGTTATAAGTGGAAATCAGGTGATGTCATAGTGTACCTAAATTTTAGGCCACCCAATCAGGTTGTAATTTTAACAAAGGGTCCATACACAATGACAACCACTGGCGTTACTGTAGAAGTTTCACCTGAATGGAGTATTTTGGGACAACCACCAATAGCACAACCTCCAGTTGTTAACGGTGGCCGAATAAATAAAGAATATACCAAGTGGCGTAAGTTATACGGCGATTATAGTGGAAATGGTTATCTAGGAAATATGCCATTTATTTTCGAAGGCTTTAAATCTTCTGGACCTTTGTCATTCCCAATCAAGAGAACAATAAAATACAATAAAAAAATACCGAATACAGTAACAAAAAATACACCAGTAACATTCAGAGAAATTGACGATTTTCTTTATGGATACATTCAAGACATTGAATATCACGAGATTTCAGAACATGCTTCATTTGAGGTTTTCGAGCCTATTAGAATCCAAAAAGTAAATCAAGGTCTTGGTACTCAAACCCGACCAGAAAATTTACTTATGAAAAATGCGACGATTCTGAAAAACTCTTGGCTACACTATGCAAATTCAATATCTCCAAAAGCATACGAGCAAACTGACAACATTTGTGTATACGCACAACTTTCTCATTTTTTATTGAATCCAACATCGGGTCTTCCAAACAAATTCATAAACAGAAAAAAAGTCTCACCCGAAGCCATATATAATTTTTTACAGACACGCATTCCAGATTTACAGTTTACGCATGGGGTTTCTAGTAAAATGGTTGGGATAATTGGGGAAGAAACAAACCGAAGTGTGTACGCATATGATTTCAACGAAAAATGCTTTTTCCGTCATATAACAACCACACGGAACTCGAATTATTGCCCAATTCTTTTTTATAGGGCGAATGGTCATATGTATCTTATCGATTCAAAGGAGGCTACAAAATCGGTTGTTGAAAAAAACAAGGCTGACACTTCTGTGACAATCAAAACAGTTCCAGAAGAACCAAAAAAAAATGAAGTTGTTCTTATTTATCCAGCCGATCATGATACTGTTTTTGACGGAGTTAAACTAAATGGTCGTGAATGTAAATCGTTAAGTCAAGGAGTATACTTGCTAAATAGATACAGCATTTGTACAGATGTTATCAAGTTTATCAAACACTACAAAGATACACCAAGGGTGAAATGTCGTGATGGTTTTATTGTTTCGTTGAGTTTCAAAAATATTGAAGATAAAATTGTGACAATTGAATGTGATGCTAATTATTCAAAAGGCGCAATATCTTACACACAACTTTCAAATGTCGCAGTTACAAACGAAATTAATTATGTAAATGAAGGAGTCGGATCAGTCATTTTGAAGATACTTTCAAAGAAAAATAACGAAAAGCGAGAGTATTTAAATGAGGCTTCTAAATGCGAATTAATTGAATCTTTTGAAAACAAATGCTCTCACTGTCAACTATCCTGTGAAAAATTTGAGATAGACCACGTGGTACCACTTTCCGACGGTGGTACAAATGACATCGATAACTTGCAACCACTATGTGTCGAATGCCATAAAAAGAAAACGGAAGAAGAGCGTAAAAATGGCGATTATATGGCCTTCAAAGGTCTTGAAGAAGTTTCTTTTTTCAACAACAATGTTTTTACAAACGTTATAAGTACATTTTCATTCAAGACTTGGCAATTTGTAGAAACTCTTAGAGCATCTGAACCGGTTAACCCTACCGATTTTGTCGAGAAAAAAATTGACATAAACAAATGTAGAAGAAACATTCTGTACTTCTCTAAGTTTGAATTTCCAGTTTTCAGTGTCATGGATACGGTTATGCCATTTAATACAACGGATGAAATAGAAGTCGGATCATATTACATCGAAACTAAAAACGTATTTCCATTCCGTGGATGTGGTTGGTACTCGCATGCTGCTATCATTCTAGGACTCGAGGAAAATCTAATTAATAGAACTGAAATAAAATTAAAACTCACCGCATCAAAAAAACTGCCATGCGACCATTTCAAAAAGAATATCGATGTACTACTTGAAGCATTCTCGTGTGAGCCAAATTTACAAAAGTTGTGTATAAATGCTTATGTTGGACTTATGGGAAAATCATCACAAGAGACAAGCAAAACTGAGTTTACTCTCGATAAATTTGAAGCAGCAAATATGCTGTGCGCTGACAATGCTTATATCATTAACCACGATTTAAATGAAAGTCAAACACTATACCAGTCAAAGTCTAAACAAAAACTTGTAATAGACTCAACAATGTACCCCGTTTATGCACAGATTCTATCGATGGAAGCATTTGAACTATATTTCATTGAAAAACTTGTTGGAGAATTTGGGGGCACACCGTTAGATCGAAACACAGATGCTGTTCGTTACAACATAAATGCATCTCTTCCAGAAATAGAAATTGAAAAATATTTTTGGGATGATGAAATGACTGTGAAAAAATACAAATGGGAAACCCCAAAACCATTGATTACACCAATTAGGCCTTCGTTGAATCGCAGCAAAGATGATGGGTTACACCAAAAGTTTAATCTTTTCTGGGATGTTCAATTTGACTACGATGGTGAAGCGATTGATAAAGCTAGAGAAATCGTAGAATCAAAAAAGTCTACACAATTAAATGGCCCAGCTGGCACCGGTAAATCTTACTTGACAAACAAGATAATAGAAGTACTTAAAGAACAAAAATTGAATTTTTTGGCATTTTCTCCAACCCATAAGGGTGCTAGAATAATAAGCGGGGAAACAATCGACTCTCTTTATCATAAAGTTCGATCAAGTTCAAAATCTATCAACAAGTTTAAAAATATAGATGTGGTATTAATCGACGAAGTTTCTATGATGAAAGAACAATTTTATGCGATGTTTGTGAACATTAAGAAATCTGCACCACAGATACAATTCATAGTAACAGGAGATTTTGAACAACTCCCGCCGGTAAATGATTCATGGGAAGGAGACTATAAAAACAGCGCTGCATTACATGAGCTGTGTGATGGAAATCGTCTTCAGCTAACAAAAAACCGCAGATCGGAACCAAGACTTTTCGAGCTTTGTCAAGATGTGTCTAAGATAAACATTTCTGAATTTACACCTAAAACGGAAACTTATCTGAATATTGCCTACACACACAAGACCCGAAAAGATGTAAATAAAAAATGTCTAGATAGGTTTTTAAAGGAGGAGATTGATTCCGATGAAGTTACTCTGTTCATACCAGCTGATAAAAAGAATCCAAAAACGCAAGATGTTACATTATGCGCAGGAATTCCCGTGGTATGTCATAAAACACCCAATGATAAGGCAGCTAAAAAATCTGGGAATGGATTTTTAAACAGTGAAAGATTCATTGTTCAGCTTATCGAAAATGATACCATAACACTTATAGGAAACGGAGACAGAGAAATAATAATCACTAAAAAAGATTTTCACAGGTTTTTTTATATCGCCTTTTGTATAACTGTCCATACGTCTCAAGGGGAAACGTTTAATGTTCCTTACACCATATATGATTGGGATTTCTATCGTTTCTGTAAAAAGGCGAAATACGTCGCAATGAGTCGAGCGACATCGATTGAAAATGTTCAAATACATTTCGACAAAAAAATGCACAATGAAAGTGTATGGAGGGAAGAAATTGAAAATACAAAATTCGAGTCTAGTAAACAGACACAACGCAAAATAAAGAAAGTTGATACACCTGATGACATGTGGAATAAGTTTCAGACAAAAACAAAAAGGATGAACGACATTGCTTCTGAATTACTGAACAAGAAACTTTGAGACATTTTGGGGGAGATGTCACAAGTTTTTCTTATCATTCGTGGTCTTGTATATAAATTTTTAATAATCTCGAAACCTTCCTATGGGGGAGGGTAGCG